GATTTACTAAACGGAATTAATTCTATAAAAATTAACTTACAGAATTTAGAATATGGGACATCTTATCAACAATTGATAGAAATTTGGGAGAAACGCTGAAATGGAATTAATTAGAAACTTACCAACAAGAAGAGATAAAAATGGATATGCAGTATCCTGGGCCGTTTTTAAATGCCTTGCTTGTTTACAAGAAGTTGAAAGAAGATTAACTAATGGTTTAAAACAAAACTCTTGCGGTTGTGTTCAATACAAATTATCTTCTGAATCAAATAAAGGTCAAAAAAGAACAGAAGAGTCAAGACAAAAAATGAGAGAAAGTCATTTAGGTAAAAAATATACAGAAGAAACTAAAAAAATATGGTCTAAGCAAAGAAAAGGTGAGAATAATCCCATGTATGGTAAAATAGTATCTGAAGAAACAAGACAAAAGATAAGAGAAAAAGCTATAGGTAGAAAACATACAGAAGAGGAGAATAGAAGGAATTCTGAAAGAAATAAAGGAGAAAATAATCCTATGTATGATACTCATAGATTTGGTGAATTATCAACTAATTGGCAAAATGGAAAATCCTTTGAAATATATCCCCCTGAATTCAATAAGGGATTTAAACAACAAATATTGGAAAGAGATAACTATACATGTCAAGACCCAAATTGTGAACATAAATCAAATACTTTAGATGCACATCATATAGATTATGACAAAAAGAACAATATACCAGAGAATGTTATAACTTTATGTAGAAGTTGTCACATGAAAACTAATGGCAAAAATAAAAGGCAATATTTTACAGAATTCTACCAAAATATAATGATGGGTAAATTAATGGAATGCTTACTATAATAGAAAGGGGGTGATTTTCATGGCTTTAAACTTAAGACGAGTGGGGGAAGTAGCTGACGGGTCTGTGACATCTGCCAAATTAGCAGATGGGGCGGTTATTACAGTTAAACTTGCAGATGATGCAGTTGTAACAGGAAAAATAGCTCCTGGAGCAGTTGGTTCAACAGATTTGGCTGATGATGCCGTAACCTCAGCTAAGATTGCTGCTGATGCAGTAACCTCAGCTAAGATAGCGGATGGTGCAGTAGGTTCTACTGAAATAGCGGATGATGCTGTTATTGGGGCTAAAATTGCTTCTGGGGTTGTTGATGCGGAATTGTCTTCTAAGCACAAAACTTCTTTAGTTATTGGTGATGATTCTGAAGTTTCTGTAACAGGGGTTACTCCAAGTATACAGAAAACACTTAGATTTGTGAAAGCATCAAATCTTCCAGGAACTACTTTAATAACTAAAACTGAAATGAAAAGCAATAATGCTCTTTACACAGCTACAGTAAGATACAAAATTGATGGTGTTACAGTAGGTTCTGATGAGACTTCGGTGGCTACAACTTATGAATTAAAAGAACAGGAAATAGATATTTCTGCAATAGCTAATGGAAGGCATTTGTTAGATGTAGAATTAGTTTCTGATGACGCTGCTGGAATTTCTTACAATCAGTTAGTTGAATTACATTTAGGGGGATAGTTTTCTATTTAATCTCACAGTTTTTTGGGTTTCTGCCAAAAACCCAATTTTATATAACTATTTGATAATAAAGGAGTTTTTAATATTTTAAACCTAAGACGCACGTTTTGGAAAGAAAATTTATACTCTTGCTCCTTTAGATGGGGGACAGATGTCCCCCTTTTTTCTAATATCCTTGCTTTATGGAACCCATTAGGCAGTGGTAAAAACTTAAATATTTTGGAAATAAGTATGGGTGCTTCCGCAAGTGGAAGTATTACAGTTATATCTCAAGCAGTTTTATTTACAAGCATCGGCAGTGGGCCTACTGATTTAACAGGAAATATAATTAAATATAATCCTAATTCTCCAAATTCAGTTGCCCAAATATATGCCGGGGGATCTTTGACTTTAGGGAATGTTGTTGATAGAAGAACTTTCAATTTTTCTAATGGTTCACCACCACAAAGCATTGATTTTAAACAGGAATTTGAACTTTTGCCGGGGAATGGGGTTTGTATAGTCCATGAATCTGAAACTTCTGGCAATGTTTTTTTACCCTGGAGCACTTTTTCTTGGTTTGAATAGAGATTTTGGTTATAACTCCTTGTTTTTAAAAGAAAAGTTTATTTTTTTTAGGTTTTTGTACTATAATATATTATAGGATTGATATAAAGGGGGTGAAGTATGGCTATTTTAGAGGAACAAAAAGTTAAATTTTTTCAATTTTTAGATAATATATTAAAAGAAAAATCAACTGCTTTGGTTGATGGGGGAGACCTCAAAACAAAAGATTTGAAAAAAGAGGGGGGTGAAGATAATATGGCGGAAGAAAAGAGATTAGAGGATATGGAAAAGAAACTACAAGAACTTTCAGATACTTTTGCAAAGGATAAGAAAGCTATGGAGGATGCTCATAAGGCTTCTATTGCTGAAGTTGAGAAAAAGCTTTCTGAAGAAAATTCAAAGAAAATGGAAGAAACTAATAAAAAATTGGCTGATGCTGAAGCTAAACTTGCTGAAAGGGATAAAGACCTTCACACAGAAAAGGTTAAAAATACTTGTTCTGCTCTTGTAGAAAAAGGTTTTTGGCCCGCAGTGATTGCCAAGGTAGAAAAGGTCATGCTTTCAGATGTTGATGGAAAGTTTGCCACTATTAAACTTGATGATAAGTCAGATATGTCAATAAGTGAAGTATTGGTTGATATTCTTGAAACTATTCCAACAGAAGTTAGGGTCAATCTTGAAGAAATTGCTCATAACAAGAAAAATGAAGACCCTAATAAGAAATATATGAGCGATAAAGAAGTAGAAGAATATGCAAAGACAAATAAACTTTCTTATCAAGAAGCTTGTTCAGTTCTTACAAAAGAAGGTAAAATAGAATTATAAAAAATTTATTGAAGGGGGTGATTTTTAATGCCACAGTTTTCTACAGGGGATAATAAAGGTGGTCATAGATCAGCAAAGTGGGTTCCTTCAAGTTATGGGTTTGAAGGCCATGTTGTTAGAACTGCTATAGGAACTGCTGAAGCTGCTGAATATTGTCATACTGCTGCTGATATACCTTGGGGTATTTTAGCAAATGATGGAACACAGAACAATCTTGTTACTGTTGCTACTGAAGGCGTAATTAATATGAGGAATTCACTTAATGGCACGGTTGCTTTAGGTGATCCTATTATATTGGATTATACAAATAGTGGGGGTACAACTGGTTTTGTTCGTAGTGGTTATACATCTCAAGCTATTGCATCTATAGCCGCAGGTGGGGATATAGGTACACATGTTATACCACATGCAGGACTTAGTTTCAAGGCTGTTCCTGGGTCAGTAAGAGAGACAGGGACAAATTCTTTCTTGGTATTACAAGCAAGTGGGACTGTTCTTATGTCAGTTGATGCAGGTGCTTTCGGTGGTGGGAATTTCTATTATCAAATTGATCAACCTGTGCTTGGTTTTGCTAAGGAAGTTGCAACTACGCCAAGACAGTTGTTTAAGGTTGAAATAGTTAAAGATAGATTTATTAAAAATAATACAGTAAATTAATGAAAGGTGGTGGAAATGAATGGCTATAACAATTCAAACAGGGAAGATAAAGACTAATCAGCATTTGTCCAAAATTGCGGTTCAGTATAGTAATGCCGCTTTTGTGGCTGAAAAGCTTGCACCTTCCTTTTTTGTAACAAAAGAATCTGATATATATAGGAAGTATAAGAAAGATGGTTACTTCTCTGGTGCTCCTAAACGGGCTGATGGTGCTCCTGCTGAGGAAGCTTCTTTAGCGTATGATGAAGATACATATTCAACATACGAAAGAGCACAGAAGGATATGGTAACTGACCGTGCAATGAACAATGCTGATAATGTATTCAATTTAAAGGCAGATGTTACTAAATTCCTTGCTGAGAAAATAAAGCTTGGTGTGGAGATTGACGTTGCAACACTCCTAACAGGTGCTTCTGGTGGTATTTCTGCTGCTGCTCCTGATTTCATAGTTACTCCTTCAAATCTTTGGGATGATTACACAAACTCAGACCCAGAGAGCGATATAAGCACTGGGAAGGAAGCTGTTACTGCAAGAACTGGTAGGGTTCCAAATGTAATTTTGGTTCCTCCCCACGTTGAGCGGTATCTTGCACATCATCCACAGGTGAAGGAATTACGGAAATATGTGGATCTAACCATGCTTACAAAAGGTGGATTGCCAAAAACCCTTTGGGATATGGAAGTTGTAATTGCTCCCGCTATTTACAATAGTGCTGTTCAAGGGCTTGCTCCTTCTATGGCTTATGTATGGGGTAAAAATTGCATCCTTGCTTATGTGAACCCTGCCGATACCATTACTCTTGCAAGAACATTTGTATTGTCAAGCCGTAATATGCAGGTTTCATCCTGGAGGGATGAGGAACGTGAAGGGGATTGGATCAGAGAGGTCCATAACTATGTTCCTAAAGTAATCTGTAATGATTGCGGATACTTACTTTCAGGTGTCATAACCTAATTTTAGTTTTATTAAATTGATGGGACCTCTATAAAAAGAGGTCCCTATATTATTGAGGGAATTTAAATGCTTGTGCGATGCAAACATTATAGCACCTTATATCCCAACGGTCCCCAAAATTTAGGGGATATTTTTGATATTACTAAAAATTTAGCAGAATATTATAAAGAACTTGGTTGGATCGAAATTCTTCCACAAGAGTTGCAGCCCAAAGGGAAAGTTGGTAAACGGAAAAAGGAAATAAATTTTGTAACAGATTTATCAAAAAGTGTTCTTGTTGATAAAAATTTAATACACAATTTTTCACATAAGAAATAAAGGGGGTTAGATAATCAATGGCTGATGTGATAGATAATAGTCAGTTTGGAATATATAGAGTTGGTCGGGTTCAATTGATGAGAGATAAGAATGTGGATGGATCATGGCTTATAAAAGTTCCCCAACATGTAATAACAGCTTTAAATAAATCAACTGCTCATACATACGGAACTTCTTTTGATAATATGAAATCAGTGACTATATGGCAAGTCGGAGGCGGAACCTATGCTGGAGTTGCTGGAACCGCAATCGGAATTTTTATTGGGACTGGGTTGATATAAATGCCAAGAGACTTTGATCAAATTATAAGATCCAAGGAAACGGATTCATGGAATCGTAGATGGCATGGTTCTATAGGAACTGTTAGCGGTGGAACAGTTAGTTTATCTGTTGCCCCTACTTCTGGAAGAGATATTCAATTTATCACTGGTTTATCTTTTTCAAGTAATTTGGCTGGTTGTTCTGTTCAGTTCTTAAATGGTACAGCATTTTTATATTTTATGCAATTACCTACTGCTGATAAAATAAATGAATTTTTTGTAACCCCATTGAAAACTTCAGAAGGCACTGCTTTGAATATAAAACTAAGTAATTTATTTGGCACAGCTTTTTTGAATTCACAAGGTTACACAGTTAAATAAAATGGCTATAACAAAACAAACACCTAAGATCAAAACAAATACATATTTAACAAAAATAAAACCTAAAAAGAAAAAATAATATGTCAATAAATTATTCAACTGGGACACAAACCATTGAACGTATTTTAAGAATAGCCTATGGGAATCTTTCGATAGGCACAGCTATGACAGATTCGTTAGGAACTTCTGATGTAAGAGCTTACATTGAAGATGGGGAACGCTACATAAATTCTCAACTTGAAGATACTGTTTCTTCCATTCCAGTAAGTCCTGCCCCAAATTCCCTTCAGTTTGCTTCAGATTATATGGGGGCATTTTTGCTTTACAGTGCAGTATTCAGTGCAAATAAGCCAGGTGAGTTATCAGACGTAGTGAAGTCTTGGAAAGAAATGGTGGATAAAACTATCGAATCTTATAAGAAGGGTTACATCTCAGGAGCCAGTGGGGATACTTCTAATATGGCTGGATACACAAGTGCTACAAGGATTTTCAAAGATCGTGGTGTGCAAGGAATCGGAGACGGATTGCTTGAAGATTCCAAGGACATAAAAACTCATTATAAAAAATAGTTATGATAACTTGGAAAGTAGAAATTGATGGTGCAACCGAAATTATAAGAGATTTTGAAGGATTAGATGAGGCACTAAAAAATAAAACTTTTACTAATGCTTTATGGAAAAATGTATTTGAACAAATTAGTGTTTTTATTAAGAAGCGTTTTGAAGAGGGGAAGTCTAATTGGAAGCCACTTACACCAATGTATAGAAAATGGAAAACAAGAGCAGTTAGCAAAGGATACAAAGTTAAGGTTGGTTCTTTTGGAAAAAGAGTATGCAAGTTAAACGAATTGGGACGCTTAACTAATACCATGTACACATCCGCAACAGAACGAGAGAAAGATGCTAACATATTTGAAGTTGATAAAATAGCAAATGGGGTTCAATTCAGGTATGCTATTTCTGGATCGAAGTTGCCCTATGCTAAATTTTTTAACAATAAAAGAGAATTTTTCTTCATCACGGAAGAGGAAGCCGAGCAAGTATTTCAAATTATGGAAAAAGCTGTAGAGACTAATATATAATGTCAAATCCTTCAGATACCACAAATTACATTGAAGACCTAATCACAAATGTGCACACAGTTATAAGTAATTATAAAGATTACTTAGCTGTTGCAGATATTGCAAAAACTGAGGATAATTTCATCCCCAAATACCCCTATATCACAATAGAATTGGATAGTATTACAGAAGCATGGAAGGAAATGCCTAGAAGAAAAACACTTTCTATGCAACTTTCCATAACATATTGGTATGCAAATTTAAATGACCGAAATTCCCGCCAGGGGTTAAGGACGGGGCTTTCAAAATTGGGGAACGTTTTAAGGGAAAATTGGGACATAAATGATTATTGTCCTCAATTAGGATCTGAAATTCTATCCATAACCCCTTATGTTTTGGCACGAGACCAAGAAATTGTTATGGGTGGAGTAGTCTCTCTGGTTTGCCATAAGATCATATCTGTTGTATTAACTTAGATCAAATAAAAACTTGCCTTTTATAAAATAATAAGATATAATATATAAATGAATATTGGAATTGTGTCTGTATATTTTGATCGTGGTTCTGGCGTAATTTGTCAACAGATTAAACAAGCTATTCAGTGGCATATACCAAATGCCAATATATCTATTCTTGCCAGAATGTCCATAGCTGACAACAGAAAGAAAATAAAATACTGGGACGATTACTTCCACCCAAATATCTTGCTTTATCCAAATTATAAGATAGAAGAAGGGGATTTTGAACAATGGATTATTGCAAATAAACTTGATATAGTAATTTTTGTAGAGGAACAACATACCAAAAATCTTGTCCCAATTTGCAACAAATTAGGGGTCAAAAGTATAAATTATGTCGTATGGGAATTCATAAATCCGGCAGAACTTCAATATTATCAACAGTTTACACATATTGTTTGTCCTACCAAATCCTCATATAATCTCTTAAAAAACGATCATCTTTTAGATAATGCTGTTTTTGTTCCTTGGGGGATAGATTTAGACCAATATTCCTTCCAAGAACCTATCAAAAAAGATAAACCCTTAATTTTTTTCCCAGCAGGTTTTGGTGGGGTAAATGATCGTAAGAATGAAAAAGCTGTAGTAGATGCTTTTAGTTGGATTTGCCCAAGAGACAAAACTTTACTGCACATTCATACACAGCAGGAGAATCAATCAGTGAGGTCACAAAATGTTATAAAATCAAGTTCCACTGTCTCTACTCAGGAACTTATTAAATATTACCAAGAGGCAGATTTGGTGGTATTGCCAAGCCGATGGGAGGGTAATTGCCTTCCGCAGATGGAATCTTTAGCATTGGGCAGACCTGTAATAGCAACTGATTGTGCTCCTCTAAATGAAAGGATAATTGAGGGGGAAAATGGTTATTTAATAAAAGTTAAAGAGAAGAAAGAAATTCCTGGAATTTTCGTTAAATCTTGTGAGGTAGACATTGTAGATTTTGCTGAGAAAATGATAGAACTATCTGAAAACAAAGAGGAATTATATAAAATGCAATTAGCAAGTAGGAAGTATGCTGAGGCTAACCTTGGGTGGTTTGAGAATTCTAAACATTTAATTGACATAATTGTATAATATGATAATATTAAACTATGAATAAAATAATAAAAAGGAAAAAAGAAGATTTTGGGTTGGATTGTCATACATATATTATGCATAGATTGGGATTTGTTCCTGACCCTTCTAAGGAGGAATCAAGAAAACCAGCAATATATATTGCAACTATATTGCAACTTTTATGCCAATATTGTGTTAATTGTGTTCTTAGAAGAACCCTTGAAATTGATTATTTGTGGTGGGAATTTGAACATAAGAAATTTCAAATTAAACCAGAGGAAACTTATAATGATGTAGTATTAACATATATTTCAAGTAGATTAACAGACCCAGAAAATGATTGGACACCTTCAAATGATTGGAATAATCATAGCATAGAAGAAAAGAAGGATTGGGTTGATGAAACTCTTTCCATTTTAGCCAATAGCAATGCTAAAGAAGCTATTAGTAAAATAATAGAAATTGATAATCTTTATAGTGAATTTGAAAACAAATTTGGGAGTAGGTATAAAAACAAATAGAGGTATAAAATGACAAAAAAAGAGGAAAAAAAGTTAAGACCTTTAGAAAATTTTGAAGACGACTTTATAGAGTACGCAGTTAATAGGCTTTCCTTGAATGAAAAGGAAGATGATATAGAATTAACAAAAGATTCAATTTACCATGCCTTACATCTTTTGTGGCAGTTTGGGGAAACAGATAGAGATTATAGATTTTTAATTGGATTTTTATCCAATGTATATGATTTTTATGAAGAATTTGAGAATAAATTTGGTGATAGATATGAGACGACTTGCTCATGTTGTCAAGAAAAATTGGAAAATGGGGAAGACCCTACAGTAGAAGTTGATTTGGAAGATGATGAGGAAGAAAATTAAATGAAATTCTCAATTATAATTACTGCATATAATCAACCCCAGTTTTTGTCAGAAGCGGTGGAGTCTTGTTATAATCAAATATATAAAGAACCATTTCAAGTAGTAATTATAGATGATTCAGATACCCCATCTACCTCAAAAGTTTTATTGCCGGATAGACCTGAAATAGACTTAATATACGTGAAGAATGAGCAAAATCTTGGCCTACAGAAGAGTCATAACATAGGAGTTTATTATTCTAAAGGTGAATGGTTAATTAGATTAGACCACGATGATGTTTTGATGCCAGATGCTTTGCAAAAACTTTCAAATTTTATTGATAAGGAAGTAAATAGAAAGATTGGATTTATATATTCAGATCTTAAAATTTTAGGAACAAATCAGGTTAGAAAATATCCTGAATGGAAATCTGGAAGTATAAAGGATCTTCAAAATATTGGGCATCTTCAATGCTACAGAAGGGATAAAACATTAGAAATTGGGGGATGGGACACAACGCTTAAATATTCCGCAGATACGGATTTTATTATTAGACTTGTGGGGCATTCTGTTCAACTAAAGCATATATCAGAAGTTTTGGTAGAGAATCGTTTGCATTCTGAGCAATTTACTCAGAAATGGGTAAGAGAAGGAAATGACCCTCAGTATTGGAAGAATTTAATATTTAATCGGGCACTCCAACGGAGACCCGACCTTTGGGTTGAGGGGAAATTCAATATTATTTTACAAACATCTGGTAGTCATTTATGGAGGTCTGAGACAGAATTTATAAATAATTTTTTAAAGACACAAGAAAATATGTTGAACGGCCTGGATTTAGGTTGTAATAATCGAAAAAAGGTGAATTTTGCAGTTGGGGTGGATCAAGACAGAAATGGTGGGAAGACACCAGAATTAGTTTGGGATGGGACAAAGGAATTACCTTTTAGAGATGAAACACTTGATTTTATTTGTGCTTCTCATCTTATCGAACATATTAAAGACCCTGTTCAAGCAGTAGAAGATTGGTTTAAGAAATTAAGAGTTGGAGGGGTATTGTTACTTATTGTTCCTCATAAAAGATATATTCCAAACATCGGGACAGAACAAGCAGACCCAACCCACATAAATGACTTTTTGCCAGAAGATTTTAGGAACATGGTTTTAGCTAAATTACAAACACAATTTAAATTATTAAGTTTTGATAAAATTCAAAATTCATGGTCTTTTGATTGTTTTTTACAAAAATTATAATATGAAATTAATAAGAAAAACAAGAAAAGAGAAAAATAAGAATGGTAGATGGATTTATTATGGCATATTTTTATGTTCTTTTTGTTTACAAGAAGTTGAAAGACAATTAAGTAGTGGAAAAAGATGTAAATCCTGTGGTTGTCAGCAATATTCTAAGGAAAGAAATAAGAAAGTATCTGAATCTAAAAAGGGAAAGAACAATCCACAATTTGGAAAAAAGGGTGAAAAAAGCCCCTCTTTTGGTAAAAAAGTTACAGAAGAAACAAGATTAAAAATAAGAAATAAAGCTATGGGGAGAGAAGTGTTAGAAGAAACAAGACAAAAAATGTCTAAATATAGAAAGGGTAAATGGATAGGAAAAGATAACCCTATGTATGGGAAGAAACGGGAATTATCCCCAAATTGGAATGGAGGCTCTTCTTTTGAAATATATCCTAAAGAATTTAATAAAGAATTTAAACAATTCATTAAAAATAGAGATTTAAATATATGTCAAACACCTGGATGTATGAACACAGAAAATTTATGTATTCACCATATAGATTATGACAAGAAAAACAATAACCCAGAAAATTTAATAACTTTGTGTGGTAATTGTCATTGTAAAACAAATGTACATAATAGGGAATATTGGACTAATTATTATTCTGAGATTGTGAGTGTTTATTTATAAAGGATAAATATGGATTATCAAAAACATCTTTTTATCACGGGATTTTTTAGATCAGGGACTTCACTACTCACCAAATTTTTGCATGACTTAGGTTATAATACAGGAGGTTCTTGGAACGATTCCATAAATGCAGGTTTTGAAGACGAACAGGTACAAGCCGTTTTAACTACTTTTCAAAATAACCCTTTTTCAGAAGAACTAATTTTATTTTTGGAAAAAGAAATTGCTAAAATTGATAAAATTGTTATGAAGCACCCTCGTTTACTTTTTAATCCAAATATTTTAAAAATTTGGACTGTGGTAAAACCTAATATATCTGTTTTAATAACCTATAGGGAACCATTACACGCATTAGAATCAAAGAAAAGTCATGGTAATTTAGGATATTACACAAATTTCTCACCTGCTGAATTGGATGAAAAATTTAAAGTTTTTATAAATACGTGTATAAATCTTAGAATAAAACACCATATTTTGTATTTTCCCTATTTTCTTGAGAATTATGATGAGGTTTATCATAGTATAAGTTCTTTGGGCATTCATATAGATAAGGATAGAGGAAGACAAATTTGGCATTCTATTGTAGATTTTGAAAAGGTACACTATGGAAAATAAAAAAAGAATACATTTGGTTGGGGCTAATACAAAGAACCCTAATGGGATGGAAAATTTTATTTCAAAAGCATTTAAAGATTTGGGTTATGAAGTAATAGAAACCGATTATAGAGTTATGAATAGACACGAAGTTTCTAATAGAATAAGATATATTACAGATGCAGAATTTTTGTTGGTAATTAAGGGGGAACGCATAAACCCAGAGGATGTTTTTGCTTGCAGGATATGTAAAATACTATATTTGCAAGACTCTGTGCAAGCAAACCAAGAAGCCGCTTTCATTATTCAGACAAAATCCCCTCTATTTGATATTGTATATTCCTTCACAGAAGCAGAGCTTCCTTTTTATAAACAATTCAATAAGAATTCTTTTTTCCTTCCATTAGCGGCGGATAAAGAAGTTCATAAAGATTTGCAAGTATCAAATAAATTAATAGATGTTGGGTTCGTTGGCAATCTGAATGTGAATAGGATCAATATGATAAACTATTTATTGGATAAGGGAATCCCCATCCAGTATTCTTATACACATATAGATTATGTAAAAACAGTTAATGACACAAAAATCAATCTTAACATAGGAATAACAAACTCAGGATACCAAATGAGGGTGTTTGAAATTTTGAGTATGGGGGGACTTCTTCTAACAAATAAAGTGGAAGGGGAAACAGAATTATTTCAAGATGGGATACACCTTAGATATTATAAAGACTTTGACGATTTGGTAAATCTATGTTACTATTATAATATACACAGAAGCGAAGCAAAAGAAATTGCAGGAAGAGGACAAGACTTGGTTTTAAGAAAACATCTATATACTCATAGAGTTCAACAAATCGTGGAGGATGTATGCCAGATGAAGAATTGAGAGAAATTTATAATAAAGTTTATGAAAATGACAAGGAAGAATTTTTCACATCTCCATTAGACCTTATATATTCCGAAGTTTATAAAATGATTAAAAATCATATAAATGGGAAAAAAATCTTGGATTTGGGGTGCGGGACAGGAAATTTCTTAACAAGATATGCAACTTTGGAAGAACCTTCTGAGCTTCACGGCTATGACTTTTCTGGGGTAGGAATAAATAAAGCAAAAGAAAACGAAGTAACAGCGTTGCGAAAGATTGATTTTAGACATATATCATTTGAAGATCTAAAATTTGAAATTGAGGAAAATCTTTGTCTTGATAAAGAACACTTTGATGTCATTGCATCAATCGGCGTTATCGAACACCTTGATAATCCTGAAATTTTGTTTTATATCGCAAATAAACTTTTAAAATCCGGTGGTTATTTTGTTTTGGAACATCCAAATTTTCTAAATCTTAGGGGTGTTATATGGAAAACATTAGAATTGTTTGTTGGAGCAGAAATGTCAAAAACAGATAAACAAATGATTTTGCCTGATAAAATATTTGAATACATTAATCGCTATGATTTTGAATGTGAAACAATTTTAACCTTTGATCAAGAGAGGGGGATGTATTTAGATATGGTTAGAGATTTTGTTACAAGATTAAAACTATCAATGGAGGGCAAAGTAGCAGATTTGGATACAAAAATAGTTGCTTTTTTTGAATACTTAAAATTTGTAACAAACGAAAGGATTTTTATATCGGGACCTGCAAATGGAGCGGAGATACTCTATAAATTTAGGAAGAAATAATTAATAAAAAGGAGACTAAAATGGGGAGAAAGAAATTGGAAGTAGGTTCAACAGTAAAGGAAAAGGTATTTAAGTTTTTAGATGAAGCTGGGGGTAGTCTTTCTTATAATATGATTACATCGGTTTCTTTAAAAGAATCAACTTTCAGAACGATTCTCAGTCAATGGAGGAAAGAAAAGGGTGTTGTGGTAAAAAGAGGGGGAAGAAAGAAGGTAAATGATTAATGAAACTAAAAAACAAAAAAAGACTTTTTGGTATTGGAGCAATGCTCGGATCTGTTTTTGTTGGGCAGTATAGAGTTAATATGGAAAATGATTATCTTTATTTTTTATACACAATTTCAGTAATTGCTTTATTTGTTTGGGGATTTTTTGTGACTCTTTTTAATGAACTTGAGAACTAAAAGTGGAAAATAATTTAGAAAAACCTACATACAATACTACAGTTATTGTACCCATGAGATCAGGCTCAAAGGAAATAAAAAATAAAAATATTAAGAATTTCCTTGATCTACCACTTTATTATTGGACCATCAAAAAATTATATCACTTATATAAGAATGGAAAAATTAATAAAGTAATAGTTTCTTCTGACAGTGATTGGTACTTGGAAATGGTAAAATTGCACTTCGGATTAATATTTGATGAAGAGGCTTTAATTTTATCAAAAAGAATAGATGATTTAGCAACAAGTTTCACAACAACTGAGGAAGTATGCCTAAACGAACTCTACAAGTATGGAATATATACAGGTATTTTGGGTATTGTTGAAGTGACTTCCCCCTTAATACCAATAGACTCATTAGATCTTATGCTTGATTCAATAGATGATTGTGTGGATTCTTCTTTTATCATTCATGAAGATATTGGGCAATTTTGGAAATGTCCGAGACCAAAGTTTGAATGGGAAGCATTATATACCGATAGGAAAATGAGGCAAAATGATGATGATACTTTATTTAGAGAAGTTGGAGCTTGGGCTATTAAAATAGAAAGATTTTTGAAGGATAGGGTTAGAATTGTTCATCCATGCAAACCAGTTATTATTGATAAATTATATGGTATAAGTATAAATGATGAAATTGATTTTGTTAATGCAGAAGCTTTAATGAAAGAAAATTCTGCTCAAATTTTTAAAAATACTGGAATTTATAAATGAATAAAAAAATAATACTCGTTGCTGGTGGTCACGGTTTACTTGGGGGTGAATTTGCATATACATTATCCAAAGATGATAATAATGAAGTAATTATTTTGGATTTGCCAAGTAAAAAAATCAATAGATTGATTAAAAAATCACGTTTTTACCCAATAGATATTACAGATGAAGAGGATGTTAAAACAACAATTTATCAAATATATGATAATTATGACAGAATTGATATACTTATTAATTGTGCTGCTATAAATTTTCCTCCAAAAGAAGGTGTGAATAACAGTTTTGAAATCTATAGTTTAGACAAATGGAATAAAACATTATCTGTTAATTTAACAGGAGCTTTTTTGCTTAGTAGAGAATGCATAAAATATATGTTGAAAAATACAAATGAAGGGTTTAAGGGAACTATTGTGAATATAATATCAGACCTTGGTATAATAACAAGTGATCAAAGAATATATGAAAATGGATATATTAAACCACCAGATTATAGTGTCTCAAAAGCAGGTCTTATACATCTAACTAAGTACATTGCCAGTTATTATGGCAGTCAGATCAAGTCGGTTTGTTTATCCCCAGGAAGTGTGTATAATGGGCAATCAGATACTTTAAAAAAGAATTTGGAAGATAAAATACCGATCGGCAGGCTTGCCAAAGTTGATGAGTATAATGGTTCAATTAAATTTTTGTGTAGTTCAGACTCAGATTATATGCAAGGGGGTAATTTAATTTGTTGTGGAGGTAGAGATATAATATGAATAATATCGGAATAATGCAAGGAAGATTAATCCCACCAAGGGGAAGAGAGCATGTGCAATTTAATCCCTATGGTCAGGAAATAAGCGAAGAATTTGAAAAAATTAGTGAGATTGGATTAGACTATATTGAATGGATAATACCAAAAACAAACCCCAATTTATTTTTAGGTGATTTTTATTCCTGTGGCACGATCCAGAGTTTAATTAAATATTTTAAAGTTCCAATTAATGCCGTTTGTTTAGATTATTTAATGGATATGGATTTGAATAAGGATGAAAATTTAATTTTTGCAAAAAAGTTATTGACTTGGATAGCTAATATCGCATATAGGGTTGATTGTGGGTTATTGGTTATTCCCATATATGTAAAAAATATGGATTTTCCAACAATTCAAGCATTGTTATCTTCAGTCATAGAAAATTTCCATGTAAGAATAGCTTTTGAATTTTTAGATGTAAATAGTTTTGCAGGAATAAATTTTATAAATGATCTAACTTACCCTGATAAATTAAATTCAAGATCGGGTAGAATAGGGTGTTGTTTTGATATTGGAAATAATTATAATAGAGATGTAATTAAAGAAATGGAAAATTATAATGATTATAATATGTTACATCATATTCATATAAAAGAAAAGGATTCTAAAGGAAATACAGTTCCATTGGGCGAAGGTGTTATTGGAAGAAATGGATGGAAGGATTTATTTACATTTTTAAGAAGGGTGGATTACTTGGGAAATTTTACATTACAAGTCGCTCGTGGCGTGGAAGGGGAAGAAGTAGAAACTATCAAAGAACAAATTGAATTTGTTAGGGATTTATTATAAATGATGGCAGAAGATAAAAATTTTATAAAGTCTTTAAATTTGCAGGGCAGAACTTTAGATGTTGGTAGTTTGGATATAAATGGTTCTATAAAAAGTTTATGTGAAGGTTTTTATATCGGAATAGATATAAGAAAAGGCAAAAATGTAAATATTCAAGCATCAAGTCACAATTTACCATTTAAATCAAATAGTTTTGATAATGTTATTTCTATAGGAACATTGGAGCATGATACTTGTTTTTGGACAAGTTTAGATGAGATGAAAAGGGTGTTAAAAGTGGGTGGAAAATTAATATTAAGTGTTCCTGAGTATAAGTTCAAATATCATGAACACCCAAAAGATTATTGGAGATTTAGTTTAGATGCTGTAAAATTATGTTTTAATCATTTTTCAAATATTATTATATGGGAATCAAAAATTAAAGATGATTGCATAAGAGTTTGGGGGATTAAGTAAAAATGGAGAGAGAAACTTTTTATAAAAAATACAATGATACTGAAAAAGTTAATAAAATAATTCAAGATTTTCATGACTTGTACTATGAATCCTCTTGTATTGGTGGAACTTGGAAAAACACTAATTGGTTGGGAGTTCCTATTCAGAAATGTCCATTAGATTGTTGGATATATCAAGAATTAATTTGTAATATAAGACCTGATTATATTATAGAAACTGGGACTAAAGTTGGGGGTTCTGCATTGTTTTTTGCATCAATATGTGATATGATAGGTAATGGGAAAATTATAACAGTAGATACTAATGGTAAGGGGAACTTGCCTGAACATGGAAGGATTTCTTATCTCTGGGCTAATTCTGTTGATGAAGCTACAATAAATTTTATTAATCCAAAGGTGAAAGATAAAAAAGTTATGGTTATTCTTGATAGTGACCATTCTAAAAGTCATGTTTTAAAAGAACTTGAAATATATAGTAAATTTGTTTCTGTAGGGTCTTACATTATTGTGGAAGATACAAATACAGCAGAACCATTAGAAGCTGTTTTTGAATTTATTGGTAATTCCAAGAATTTTATAATTGATAGATATTGTGAAAAATTTTATTTAAGTTTTGCTCCGTATGGATTTTTGAAGAGGGTGAAATAATATGAAAAACTTTTTAATTTGTGGGGCGGGGAATATAGCACAAAGGCATTTCAGGAATCTTAAAACTTTATTGCCTGATTGTGTAATTGATATTTATTGTTCTAAAAGAGAACAATATAGAATTTTTGATAATAATTTGAACATTACACTTAGCAATAATTTATTAGATTTTTATGCTATAAATGAAATTTATCATGATTTAGATGAAGCATTATTAAATAAATATGATGCTGCTTTTGTTTGTTCATTGCCTCCTGAAAGGATAGATATAGCAATAGAAATAGCAAAGAGGGGATTTAATCTTTTTATAGAAAAACCTTTATCTAACAATTTAGCCCAAATTTATAGATTACAAGATAAAGTTGAAGAAAATAATTTGAAATGTGCTATGGGATTTCAGATGCGATTTCATCCAAATCTTCAAAAATTAAAAAATATGGTGGATAATAATGAATTTGGGGATATTTATAGAATTGAAGCATATCATTGTAATAGTATTTATAATTGGACAAATGGTAGAGATTTAAAAGACTTTTATGCTTTGAAAAATGAAGCGGGGGGTGGGGTTCTCAATAGCCAAAGCCATGAGATAGATTATTTAACATGGATTTTTGGGCAACAGTATCCTATATCAGCTATTTATAGCAATAGATTAGGGTATGGGGTTGAGGATAATATTACTATTTTAAGTTCTTTAGAATTAGATAATAAATGTATTCCTATAATAATAAATTTAGATTTTTTATTAAAAGTTCCTACAAGAAAAATTACTGTTTATGGTATAGAAAAAATAGAAACTTTTGATTTATTGCCTAATAATTCTGATGATTGGAATGATTTGTTTTATCGTGAGATGGAAGCATTTATTGGTTTGATAAATGGAAAAAAGCAGTTAAATTTAGCAACTTTAGAGGATGGAATACAAAGTCTTGTGTACGTTTATGACATAAAATCAAATTTTCATCAAAATAATTAAAGTATATGAATTATTATTCTCATACATGTAAATGTGGTTGTGGTGGTCAAATAGAAATAAAGAGACATCATAATTGGTGTGGTATTCCTAATTATATACAAGGACATCATAGTAAAGATAATAATCCTAATTATAGACATGGGGGTAAAGGAACAAGATTGTATAATATTTGGAGAGAGATAAAAAGAAGAGTTTACAATTCAAATTTTAAACAGTTCAAAGACTATGGTGGAAGAGGGATAACAGTATGCCCAGAATGGACAAACAAGTTAAATGGATTTATTAATTTCAGGGATTGGGCAGTAAATAATGGGTATAAGGATAATTTACAAATAAATAGAATAAATAATGATGGTAATTATGGACCATTTAACTGTAATTGGGTAACTGCAAAAGAGAACACAAGAAATACAAGGCAAGTCATTTTAACTTTAGAAAAAGCTAATGAAATTAGAAAGTTACACAAAACAGGAAATTATACACAAAAGGAATTGGGTATTGAATTTAATATGGATGCATCAAGTATTTCACTTATTATTAGAAATAAATCATGGATATAAAAGATAACATGATAAAAATAAGGAGGATATATGAGAGGAAAAACAGCAAAACGTTTGAGAAATCTTGCTAAAAAATCAGGTGAAACGGAATCAACAAAATATCTTTGTACAGATGGTTCTATTATTTGGAAGGGGTTAATTAGGATTTATAGAGATTTAAAAAAGGAATGGAAGAGAAAGAAATGGGATTTGAATAAGGGGGAATTTATAAAATGAATTCTGTGATATTGGTTGGGGAGATTGGAATAAATCATAACGGGGACATGCGTATTATTAAACAACTTATAGATACTTGTTCTGATCTTAATATCCCCTACGTGAAGTTCCAAAAACGAGATATAACTTTATGTTACACAAAAGAATTTTTAGATAGCCCTAGAGAAAGCCTTTTTGGAAAAACCCAGAGAGCACAGAAGGAAGCTCTCGAACTATCTTTAGAACAGTATCAAGAAATTGATGAATATTGTAAAGAAAAAGGAAATGTATCTTGGTTTGCAAGTCCTTGGGATTTACAATCAATAGCTTTTCTTAAATCTAATTTTCCAAACATGTCTTATTTAAAGATTCCATCAGCAAAGGTTACAGATGAAGTTTTTTTAAAAAAATGTGTAGAAACAGGATTTGATTTAATAATGTCCACCGGAATGTGCGATTTGAAAATGGTGGGTAAAGCAGTTTCTACAATTACAGATAAATTAAGATTTTTGCTTGGTTGTACTAGTAGTTATCCTTGTCCATTAAAGGATATTAATCTTAATCAGATAAAATTCTTATCCTATTATTTTAAAACACCTTATTGTGATATCGGTTGGAGTGACCATACCGGAGGAATTTTATTCCCTTCATTAGCTGTTTCTCATGGAGCAAAAATGATTGAAGTACATATTACACTTGATAGAAAAATGTATGGTTCAGATCAAAGTTCTTCACTTGAGCCAGAAGGAATTAGGCATCTTGTAAAATATATAAAAGCTATAGAAGAAGGTATGGGTGAACCTTGTAAAGAAATACAAGAATCAGAAATACCAATTATAAAAAAATTGAGGGATATTTAATGAAAACTGATCTATCAAAAATAAAAGAAGTCTATGAAAAATATAAAGATATGGAAGAATCTATTATGAAATGGAATAGTAATAAACAAGTGGCTGAAATACTGCAAGACTTGTGGCTATCTGTTAAACAAACTTTGGGGCATAAAAAAGGGGATAAATGAAAAAGAAAATTTTAATCACAACAGCGATGGAGAGGACTTCTAGGATACTTCTTAGGACGGAATTATTTGAATTATTGAAACAAGAATATGATATTATTGTTGCTTCCCCTGCTGAGTTGTCCCCACAGTGGAGAGAAGAATTTAAAGATATAACTTTTTTTTCAGATTTAATGCAAAAAGGGGATGCTAAAAATATTAAAGATATTATGGAAAGAGGCAATATTTCAGCAATAGTGGCTTGTGGTAATTCAGATGTTCCAGCACACACTTTCGATGTTAATTTTCAGAAAATGGGCAGAGCGTTAGGAATACCAATAATAATTATACAAGACTTCATAGATTCCATTTTCCACCCAATGCCAGTTATTCCAGATTTATATCTATGTTGGGGGGACTTTTTTAAAAGAATGTATTCAAGGAAAAGAGATGTAATGATTTGGCATCCAATTGGGTCTTTACATGGACTAAGCGTGGAAGAACCATTACCAAATGTAGTTATAACAGGTCCTTGTCATTTTGATATTTATAGAAAATCTGAATATTATAATAGGGAAAAATTTTGTTTAGAAATAGGTTTTGATATAAAGAAACCCATATTTACATATCTTCCAAATGGGGAAATATCCCAATGGGTATTTGATACGTTTGACAATTTTATGGAGACGGCTAAAGAATTCGGTGCTCAAGTAATCATAAAAGCACACCCTATTAGAACTGGGGATAGTTGGATATATAATTTAATTATTAAGAAATATCCAACAGTAGATGTTAAAATTATAGCAGATCCAAGCCTTAACAAAGGCACTGCTTACGGTGTTAAAGAATATGAGGGGCATTCATATCATTTAGATAATTTCGATACATGGGCTTTAGGTAATTTACTATTTAATTCTGATATTTGTTGTAGTATTCCTTCTACTTCAGCACTTGAGGCTTTAATATTTAACAAGCCTGTTGTATTAGAAAATATGTATTGGTCACATCCTTATGAGGTTCGTAAAAATGTAATGAATTGGTACTGGAATGTGCTTGATAGTTATAAGTGTGTGAACCGAAGCAAGAAGTATGGGGAGTTGTTTAACTATATAGAGGAAAATCTAAAGAATCCTAATAAAAATATGGAAGGTAGAGCAAATATAGTAAAAGACTTTTTCAATGGGGTTCAGGGGAATAGCTGTGTTTTAACTTTTGAAGCAATTAAGAATTTTTTAGAAGGGGATCTTAATACAGAAGAGGAATTAAAAAATCTTTATGAAGACCCAATCAGCATGGAATAATTATAAGGAAATTATATAGTGAATCTTTTAAAACAATTTGATGGTTCTATTGATCAATCTGGCAAAGTCCTTTTATTGGATCACTATATGGGGATCGGGGATGCACTTTGGAGGACTTGTCTGCACAGAGAGTTAAAGAGAAGAAATCCTGATTTAAAATTATGGGTTTCTTCGATTGGAAACTATTGGAAACCTCTTTATAAAACAAATTCTTACATAGATAAACTCGTGGATCGTGTTGGGAATCCCCCATATACAAATGGAGTAGATTACTACATCTCAGATAGGGTTTGCCCACACGTTGTTAGTTCATATAGTAGAGAAATGGACGCACTGGATTCCTTAGAAATTTGGGCAGGTTTCCTGATACGAGACAAATCATTTGTATATGAAGTTTTGCCAGAGGAACAAAAGTGGGCAACAAGTTTTTTATCAAAATATTCAAGACCAATTGTGGGGGTACAGTTAAAAGCCTCTTCTTGGGTTAGGAATCCTGTGCCAGACGAAATTATTAGGCTTATTAGAATGCTAAGATATAATAATTGCACAGTGGTTGTTATGGATAACCATCCTTTCGGTTTTAAAGATGATGGGGTCATAAACTTGTGTGGGAGTTATGATATTAGAGAAGTTGTAGCAATTATTAAAAATGTTGATGCTATGATAACACCAGATTCGGGTCTATTGCACTTTTCAGGATTTTTTAAGATTCCAACAGTTGCTATTTTCGGGGGGTCAGATCCAAAATGTCGTTTGAAATATTATAATACTATACATCCTATTTATGGTGGAAAATCTACTTGTAATCAATGGCCTTGTTGGTCACATTCTTACTATTGCCCAAGAAATATAAATCCTGCACCTTGTATGCAAGCAATAAAAGCTGAAGATATTTATAATGTTATAAAGGAGATTTTATAAAATGTCATTCAAAATTAAGAAAAAAATATTAACAAGACCTGAATTATCCATAATAATTCCCATAAAAGATGCTCTTCCTTATGTAGATAAATGTTTAGCATCTTTACAAAAGATTCAAGATTGCTTATACGAAATCATAATTGTAAATGATGGAAGTAATGCAGAGACAGTTCATTATCTTGAACAATTCCCACAATTAAATATTGTACATCATCAACAAAGCAAAGGTTTTATAGAATCCTGCCATTTGGGGGCAAAAAGAAGTGTGGCAAAATATATTTTGTTTTTAAATAGTGATACCGAATTGATTGACCCTTTAAGTTTTAGGAAAATGCTTGATGTATACAAATTTAATAAAAATGTTGGTGTAGTCGGGGCAAAGTTATTATATCCAAACGATACGGTGCAGCATTTTGGGTTGGTTTGGGAACCTAAGCAAATGAATTATATACATTTTGCTATAGGAAAGGATAAGAATGACCCCACTGTTTGTACAAGTCAAACTTTTGATGTAATAAGTGGTGCTTGTTTTATGGTAGCAAAAGATTTATGGAATAAATTTGGAGGATTTGACAGGGTATTTTCCCCTGGATACTTTGAAGATACAGATTTTTGTCTAAGAGCAAAAGAATTGGGTTACATTAATATTTGTTGTGCTGAAGCACTTTTATACCACCATCAATCGAAGTCTTTTACGGGTGGACCAACTGCCGAACACTTTGGCAGGAATCATGAGATATTTAAGCAAAAATGGATTCGTACAGGGAAAGTTGTTAAATCCCCCACAATTTGTGCTTGCTATATAACAAAGGATAGTGAAGAATTTATAGAAGCATCTATTAGAAGTGTATATGGAATGGTTTCTAAAATTGTTGTGGTGGATAATTGTTCCAAGGATAAAACTTTAGAAATATTAGAAAAAATGGAGGATCCACAGAAAAAGATAATAGTTATTAGTAAGGAATTCAAAAGCAAGACAGATCAGAGAAATGTATACTGTCAAATGCTTGATGGATTTGATTATGCCTGGATCATAGATTCGGACGAGGTTTGGTCTGGGGAAAATCTTAGAAAGGTGGAACACTTAATTTTTGCCAATCCACAAGTATCTTCTTTTTGTTTTAATTTTCTTGATTATTGGAAAGACCTTGGGCATGTCTCAAAAGGAGTTTGGGAACAATTTACAGGGCGTAAGTCATTGATAAACTTGAATATTTGTGGTAAAATCAAGTATAATATACACACACTCCCCATTTTGGAAAATGGAGAAGATATTCCTTCAGTATTCGCTAAAGATATTTTTTTCCATCATTACTCTTATGTCCGAACAGACCAACAGATCAAGAATAAAATAGATTATTATATTAAAACTGGGACTCCAGGGTTTCAACAACAGCAAAATTGGTATGAAAATGTATGGTTAGCTTGGGATAAAGATCCAAAAGGTGTGGAAGAAAAATATGGGAATCATTTATTTGGTAAACCAAGTTGGACTGAACTTTTTCAAGGAGAACACCCAGAAGCAATGAAAACCCATTCAAGATTTTTAGAATATATACACAAATATAAATTAAAAATAAATATGTCAGTATTTCCACTACAAAGGGAAGGATTCACAAATGTTTGTCTTAAAGATAAAGATATTTTTAATATTAATTTGACCACAGAGACAACAAAACCATATCTTATATTAATTGAAGATTTATTGGAACATATAGGATTTAATGCTGTGGGTGAATTTCTTGTCAAGATTTATGATCAGATGGCATTAAATGGTGAAATAATTATAAAAACACTAAATATGCAAGAAATTGTTAAAAGATATGCTGAAGGGAATCTGCCCTATATAGATTTTATAAAGCTTATGTTTGGGGAACAGAAGGAATCTTTTGACTACCATTCCTGCCTTTATTCTCAGGAAGCAATGAAGGTTTTATTGGAGGATGTTGGATTTTCTATAATTACTATGGAAACTATTGAAAATAGCATGTTTTTATATATTGTTGCACGAAAATGTAAAGAATTGGGTTAAACTTTTTTAATTTTATTTAAATCCTATCTTCTCACCAAAAATCATTTATTTTTTTAGGCATTTCAAGGTATAATAATATATAGTGATAAGTTTTATACTTATGTCAATTTTCTACTTTTTAAGGAGGTTATTTATGAAAAATTTAATACTTTTTACATTTAACAGAAAGGTGGTGATTTAATTGCCTCAAGGTTATAACAGTTACATAGAGATTTCGGAGGAAGGGACCCAAATGGGTACGGAATACCAAGTGTGGGGCGTTGATTCGGGTCTATTCAGGTGTGGAATGTACTTTGATTCAGAATCAATGGCTCCTGCAAATGAAGCTAAATTTTTGACAGAAATTGGTAGGTCTGGGGTTCAAGACAGGGGTGTTAAGAGATATCGTCAAATGGGATTAAAAGCCGAGGGCGGTTTAGATTTTGTGGTATACCCTGAATCTGGTGGTGATAAAGGTGGTTTAGGACTTCTATTGAAGCATGTTTTTGGTGCTGTAAGCACCGGAACTTACTCTGGTGCAGGGACTTATTTGCATGTATTTACTCCACAGGATAATTTATATGTTAATTTAGCCGCTGGTACAGGTTTAGGAGTAGGAACTGGGCATGTATTTGGATTAACATTTAATATTGGTAGAGAGGATACATCTGGAACCATAAGAAATTATCCATTCTTAGGAAATAGAATAAAATCTTTAGCTTTTTCTTGTGCTGCTGGCGAAGAAATGAAATGTACAGTTGATGCAGTTGCTAGGATATCAAAAGCACATGGGACAGCAAGAGTTCCTGTATTCTCCTCAATGGCTCCTTTTCAATGGAAGGATGCAACTTTTCAACTCGGTATCAATGAAGCTGGGGCGGGTGGAACAGAACAAGTAACATTAGAAGCTTTTTCTATCTCTATAGACAATTCACTAAAAGAAGTTTGGACATTAGGCACAAATGTACTTGGAAGAGTAGTTCCTAATGGACAAAGAGTTGTTACTGGTTCTTATACAGCGCCCTTTGATTTATGGGTACGAGCAGAATATGATAAGTGGTTGGCAGGTACACCAAGTTCCATGAATATGGCATTTGTGAATGGGCTATATAGATTAGAGTTTAGATGTCCTAATATATATTACACGGGCAATGCCCCAAGTGTAGACAGCATGGAAGAAAACGTGGTAGAAATGCCGTTTCAAGCAATTGTGAGCACAAATTTTGATCTTCGTGTCTTCTTAGTGAACACAGATAGTTGCGTGGGATTTGGGCTTAACTAAACAATTTAACTTAGGAGATTTTTAAATGGCTATAAAAAGTGTATCAAAGGGAGAGATTACATTTGTACCTGCCTATGCAGGAAATAGAGAAGATAGTAATCCTTTAACAGTTACAATTCATCCAATGTCACGTGGGGATGCGGATGAATATGCTAAACGTACAAGATACTTTCAGAGACCGGGGAATCGTGGGGAGTGGGACAGTAATGCTCTCTCTATACAAAAGAAACAATTCACAGATAATGTTAAAGTAGTTTCTAATTTTCTTGATTCGGATACAGGTGTAGAAATTACAGATGTGGAAAGATTTTATGATGAAGCTCCACATCCACTCATTGAAGAAATCCTTGAAGCTATTTTAGATGTTTCAAGGCTGAAGGATGCAGAAATAAAAAACTAATAAGTACACTCTCATGGGTTTTTTTAGACAAGACATGGGAGTGTACTTCTTGTACCGATGAACAAAAAATTTCAAGAAATTGTAGCATAGAATTACAAGAAGAAGAAATTGAGTATATAGAAGACGTAAAGACAACTCATATACATAGTTTTAAAAAAGAAAAATCTAATTTTAATTTAACTTGTGGTAAGTACAGATATCATATATGCCCCATAGGGGCAATTTCTTATGATTCTGATTTTTTTATAAAAACATATATTTTATGTAAAGACATAGGATGTTTACCCGAAGTTGGTGGTTTATTAGATCAGGACAATAGGACAATGGAAGCATTTATAATTATAAATTCTGAGATAAAACGACATGAAAATTCTGAAATTGAAAAACAGAATAGGGAGATGAAACAAAAAAGTGGCCGTAACAAACCGTGATTTAAATCTAACAATAAAATCCAAATATGATGGTAAGGGTGTTAAAGATGCTACTGAAGATGTAAAAAAATTCTCTTCTTCCGTACAATCTGTTGGGCCTAAATTTGGGGCAGTAAATACTTCCCTAACGAGTGCTTTCAAAAATATTTCTTCTAGTTTAAAAACTGTGGGGGGGGCCTTTTCCTCAGTTTTTTTACAAGGAAGGACTGTTTTAACAGCTATGGCCGATTCAATATTTTCTTTGAAAACCGCTTTTTTAAGTCTTATAGGCATTCTTGGAGTGGGGGCACTTGTCAAAGGTTTTATTGGAATAAATGCTGAATTTGAAAAAATACAAGTAACAATGGATGTTTTGACAAAGGGTAGAGGGGAGGAATTTTTTAATAGATTTAATAATTGGGGATTAAACATGCCTATATCTATTGCAGAAGTTACCAAAGCTTTTGTAACGATGAAGGCTTATGGACTTGAACCAACAACAAAAATGATGGAAAATTTGGTAAACGTAGCTTCTTTATTACCTGAGTCTGGCAGAGCAATGGTAGGTATAGCGAGAGCAATGGGACAGATACAGGCCAAGGGTAGGTTGGAAGGGCAGGAATTGAGGCAGTTAGCTGAATGGGCTGTTCCTGGATATGAAGCTGTTTATACCAAAATATTTGAGAAAATTTCTAAAAAAACAGGCATAGCTAAAGAAAAATTAAAATTTACAATGATTGATGCCGCAACCGCTACAAAAGCTCTTTGGGAAACAATAGAGGAACATTTTGGTGGGGCCGCTGAATCTATAAGTAAAACTTGGTCTGGTTTATGGATTAGAATGCAAAATCATTTCAAAGAATTTATTAGAGAGATCGGTGAAAGTGGGGCAATGGCTCCATTAAGAGATGCATTAAAAAATATAGTTGAATGGTTAAGCGAAGCTTTTAAAAGTGGGGAAATGAAAAAATTTGCAGATTTTATAGTATCTTCTTTTAGTATTGTTTTTGGTGATATGACTAAGGGTTTGCGAAATAGTAAAGTGGAAGTAAAAGATTTTGCAGATGTTTTTATACAAGCATTAATTGGAATAGTAAGAGCAGTTTCTTTTTTAGAAAAAAGTTTATTGGGTATAAAATTAGTATTTTTGGGTATAAAATTTGTGTGGGCTGGTTTAACAACAATGCTTTATAGTGGTTTATTTATTATTGTTGGAATAATAAATAAAATTATTGAGGGATGGAAACTCTTGGTAGAATTGCTTCCTTCAGCAATTCCAGGAGTGGAGACTTTAAAATCTGTTTTTAAAACTGTACATGGTTTTTCTTCTGGTTTTGCAGATTTAATGAAAGATGATATGTTAATTATGGGTAAAATGACCCTTGATACCGCTGATGCTTTTGCCGCTACTGGGGCAGAAATAAACAATGTTATAGATAACACAGATAAGATGATTGCTAAATTACAAATTAATTATAAAAAATATAAAGAAACCGCAGCAATACCTGTGGCAATGGAAGTTGCTAAAACAGAATATCCCAATTATGGTGCAGATGTTTATATAAAAGATTATGGGAAAGAAATAGCAGAAATGGATAAAGCATTATTAGAATATGATAAGATGTTAGGTATGATTGAAAAAAATAATCAAAAAGTCCAAAAAACTCTTATGTCCCCTAAAGAACTACATACGGCTTATCAAAATCATATAGCTGAAAATGGTACTTTTTGGCAAAAAATGGAACTTGGGTTTGAAAAATATAAAGAAATGATGAAGAAGAGGCAAATCAAAGGATTGGTGGATTATTTTAAAGATTTTTTTGATTCTTTAAGAACAGGATTTAGTAACGCTTTTCAAAGTATATTAGATGGAACAGCTACTTTTAGTGAAGGGATGCAAGGTATATTGAAATCTATAGAAGCAAGTTTCTTCTCTGTAATTTCTAATATGGTTGCAAATTGGTTAGTTGGAAAGATGGAAATGTTAGCAACAGAAATTTTTATACAAAAAGGACTGACTGCTGTAACTGCTGAAGGTGAAGCTGAAAGATTAGGAATAGAATCCACTTCTGTTATTAAAAGCATTGCAATAGCTGTAGGTGGGGCTATTAAAAGAATAACTATATATGCTTATGAAGCTGCCGCCGCAGCATTTAAAGCAATTGCTGGAATACCTTTTGTTGGCCCATTTTTAGCCATAGGTGCTGGTGCTGCCGCATTAGGTCTTGTTCTTGGATTTGCTTCAAAAATCGCTGGTTTTGAAAAAGGGACTGGTTTAATGGGCGTTAGGGAAACGGGACCCGCTCTTTTACATCAAGGAGAGATTGTTTTAAACAAGAAAGAGTCTGATGCTTACCGAAGAGGGGCTTCTGAAGGCGGTGGAGGGGGTTCTTCAAATGTAAGTTTATCATTTAATATTTCGTCAATGGATAGTTCGGATATGGAGCGGGTGGTCAGATCCAAAATTATTCCTTTAATCAGGGATAATATTCGGAATAATGGGCAGGGCAAAACGATGATTCGTGAGGCGAGATAATTTATGGAAACACAATATTATCAACATACATGCAAATGTGGTTGTGGTGGACAAATAGAAGTAAAGAAATGGCATAAATATAATGGAATTCCTATATATATTAAAGGACATGCAACAAAAGATAAAAGTAGTTTAGCATATAGAAAAGGTAAAACAGTATCAGAGGAAACAAGGCAAAAAATAAAGAAATCTAAAAAGGGGACAATCCCCTGGAATAAAGGATTAAAAAATATTTATTCAGAAGAAACTTTGATAAAAATGAGGGAAGCTAATAAAGGCAGGGTTGGTTATTGGAAAGGGAAACATTTATCAGAAGAAACGAGAAGAAAACAATCAGAAATAAAAAAGGGGAAGTATACTGGTGAAAAACACCCTAATTTTGGAAAATCCCCTACAGAAGAAACAAGACAAAAAATGAGAGATGCTAGAAAAGATAGATTTTCTGGGGAAAACTGTCCCTCTTGGCAAAACGGTAAATCCTTTGAAGAATACCCAATAGAATTTAAACAAATAAAGAAATCTATTTTAGAACGTGATAATTACAAATGTCAGTACCCTGGATGTATTGAAATACATGATAGGCTTCATGTTCATCATATTGATTATAATAAACAAAACAATGACCCAGAAAATTTAATAACTTTAGGAACTTCTTGTCATTCTAAAACTATTGGTAAAAATAAAAGAAAATACTGGACAGAATTTTACCAAAATATAATGATGGGTAAATTAATGGAGTGTTTATTGTGAGTAATATTTCCTGGCTGTATAAGAATTTTTGTGAAACAGCTTCAGCAATAACAGAAACTTTTGGAACAACAAATTCAGATTTTGGAACTTCTAAAATTGCTGATAATAATTTACAATCCTACTTTAGTGCAGATAGAATTATAACCCCAATAGGGACAGTTGTAAATATTCTTTTTACAATGGGCAGTGCCGTATTCATAGACAGTATTATTGTTGTTCACAATATGAATGTTGGAACGCTCTATGTAAAAGCTGGGGATACAAATCCCCCAACTACAGCAACTTACCCACTTCCAATTTTGGGAAGTACAGGGACTTCTGTTAATTTTTTTAGTCCTACTGTTGGTTACAATTTTTGGCAATTATTTGCAGATGGAACTAAATTATCAGAGGTTGTTAAAATAAAAGAAGTATTTATTGGGAAAAGAGATGAATTATCTGTGAATCCTCAATACCCTTTTCATAAAGAAATAGAATCATCCACGATTGTAACTGAATCTGAAAAGGGGCAAAGAAAAGTTTACCATAAGTATACGAAGCAAAGATGGGGTTTTGAATATCCATCAATAGACACCCCCACATTTGGGACTCTGAGCAAAATAAGGAATTACTGTGGTGGATCTTATAGACCATTTTGGATGTGTTTGGATAAGGAAGACAATCCTTATGAAACATACTTTGTAAGATTTTTAAAGAATTCATTTAAAAATATAGAAATAATGGATGGGATTTATGATGTCTCATTTTCCGTAGAGGAGGAATTATAATTGGCGGATCAACGTATAATTTACACTGAGTGCCTTGTAGGGGCAAATATGCCTGGGAAGGATGATGTTCTAAATCGTCTATCCTTGATCTCTCACAAAAATGATGGTTCTCACAGAGACGCAGATTTTCATGGAACAAAATATGTCCTATTAGGGCATGATGCAGGAACATCAAACTCCACAGGAATATATAATACATTTATAGGAATAGAATCTGGTTATTCAAATACTACTGGAAAATATAATACATTCCTTGGATATCAGGCCGGAAAAGGTGGAACATCTGGTGTTTATAACACAGTTGTTGGCTACCAAGCAGGATTAACCTCTGTCGGTGGTCAATATAATACCTTAGTAGGTGTTGGTGCTGGAAAAATTTGTTCCGGTACAAGAAATACAGCAATAGGCCCTGATGCCTTAAATAATGGTGATCCTGGGGATTATGGCGTATATATTGGGGATCGGGCTGGTTATAATGTTGCAGGCATTGGAAAAAATACTTTTGTTGGTGGAGAAGCTGGATTTAATAATACTTCTGGTAATGAAAATGTTAATATAGGTTTTCGATCAGGTTATACAAATACAGTAGGTTCCTGCAATACATTTATAGGTGATAGTACAGGGTATACCCAAGGAACAGTGTCAGGAAACACTTTTATAGGATTCCATGCTGGGAGGGTTAATACCAGTGCAGAAAATACTTTTGTTGGGTATTGTGCAGGAAGGCTAAATACTACTGGGTATGCAAATACATTTATAGGTAAAAAATCTGGATATGCCAATATAGGTGGGGATTATAATACATTTCTTGGGATGGAGACAGGTTTTACCAATACAGTAGGGTCTAAAAATACTTTTGTTGGTAATCAAGCTGGTTATGCCAATTTAGATGGGCAAGAAAATGTATTAGTTGGTTTTCAAGCAGGGTATTCAAATGCAAGTGGTACTTGCAATACTTTTGTGGGCAATCAAGCAGGCCGTACCACTACTTTATCTGGGCATACTTTTGTTGGTTATCATGCTGGTAGAGCAAATACAACAAGTTTACCAAATACTTTCATAGGTAATCTTGCTGGGAGAAAAAATACAACTGGTGGTGAGAATCTTTTTGTTGGGTATAATACTGGATATTCTAATACCGAAGGTTCTTGTAATACTTTTATTGGTAATCAATCTGGATACAATAATATCACTTCAAGGAATACTTTTATAGGATTCCATGCAGGGAGAGGTAACACAACTGGTATGAATAATACTTTGGTAGGATTTTTGAGTGGAAGAAAGTTAACTTCTGGGATGGAAAATATTTGTATAGGAGGGCATTCTGGGTATAATAACACAGTAGGGTCTCAAAATACTTTTATTGGTGCTGCTGCTGGCTATACCAACACAACAGGGGGTTATAATACTTTTATTGGAAATAATGCGGGGTTTCCAAATACTACGGGCTCCTCAAACACTTTTATTGGTTTTGGAGTAAATGTAGGGGCTATTTCTGGAACAAGTAATTTTAATACATTTATAGGAAACTTATCTGGGTATAATACAACTTCAGGGCCTAACACATTTATTGGGGCTAGTTCTGGGGTAAAAAATACCACGGGTGTAAAGAATACTTTTGTAGGCAATAATGCGGGATACAGTAATACTACTGGGAAATATAATACATTTCTTGGGGATAATGCAGGAAAGTCAAATACAATAGGGGAGGAAAATTTCTTTTTGGGTTTTGAATCTGGTTTTAATACTGTTTCTGGTAATGCTAATGTTGGTATTGGATTTCGTTCTTGTTATTCAAATACTGTTGGCAGAAATAATATTTGCATAGGGGAGGAAACTGGGCGTTTTAACACTTTTGGTCATAATAATGTTTTCATAGGCAATGCCGCCGGATATTCAAATACATCTGGTTCAAAAAATGTTTTCATTGGTCATGCTGTCGGATATAATAATACTGTAGGAAATGCCAATGTACTTATAGGATACCAAGCTGGATATGATGAAACAGGTAGTGATAAACTTTATATAGCAAATTCAAATACAGCAAACCCACTTATTTATGGGGATTTTGCTAATAGTAGGATTAAGATTAATGGGGCTTTAACTATTAGTGGGACAGCTACTTTACAAGAATTGAATATAGAAATATTAAAAGATTCTCATACTTGGTTATCATTAGAAAATAGAAAAAAAATATTTGCAACAAGATTTAATAATGGAGGTTCTGGATATTTGGATAGGCAGATAATGGCAACAAGGTATTTTGGTACATTTGTGATGGAAACACAACTTGACCCTGCATGTAAAGGATTTATAGGAGCTGGTTTTGATGGTAGATATATGTATTTTGTGCCAAATAATAATGGTGTTCCTTTTGGTCGAGTAGCTAGGTATGACACTACACAAGATTTTAATACAGTTTCATCTTGGGGTACATTTGTGATGGAAACACAACTTGACCCCGCATGTAAAGGATTTATAGGAGCTGGTTTTGATGGTAG